ACCACTGTAGTCAGCGGGAGACTCGGTGGTCTCGACCGTGACCTTCGCCATCAGCACATCACCCATCCGGGCGGTATCTTCCGGGGCGAAACCGAAATCGTTATCCAAGCCGTAGTCAATCGCCATTAGATGCGCGGCTCCTTGTGATTTCGGCGATCAAAATCGTGCATTTCCCACATTTCGTCAAGGCTTGGTTTCTTGATCAAGTCTTCCCGCCAATCCGGCTCTTCTTTTTTCGACTTCAGATTGCGGTAGGCAATCGCCAAATAGCGAAAGGAATCCGCTGCGTGGGAGGCCCAATTATGCAGCGGCGTCTTACGGAATACTCGCTTTGTATCGTCCCATTCACGCTGATAGGAGCGCAGGGCGTTAAGCCCCGGCTCGCAACTGATCTCGTCAAAATAGCAGTGGTGGAGCAAGAGCCGCGCCGCATTGATGCCGTCCGCGATCCTGTGGCCGGGCACGATCTTGGGCTTACGCCCCATATTTATCAGCGTTTCGACGCGGGTTCTGCCGGTTCCCAACTCACGCACCTTGGCATCGTGGGGCAGCCAATCGTCGCCGTACCAGTAGCCCTTCTCCTGCATAACCTTGACGTAGTGTTCGAGTCCTACGTTGTTGTGTTCGTAGAAATCAATGACGCGTACTTCGCCCAAAGTGACTTGAAAAAACCATAAAGCGCATGAATCGCTGATGCCCAAATCCCACGCAACGTGGACAGGCAACGCCTCGTCATATTCAACACGGCAAATCCGCCCCTCCTTGTCGGCATCGTCAATAACACCGCCGTAATAGCTGCCCTTGATCGCCGCCGTCCAGCTACACTCGAACTCCTGCATGAACTCGTCATCACCCATCTCACGACGGGCTGCATCCAGTTCCTTCTGATCCAAAACCTCGGTCTCTGACGCCCGGTACATGGCACGATGCCAATCGCTATCATCGGCAACGTCCTCGTAAAGACGCCAGAAATGGTTGCGCCCCTTGGGCGTCCCGATGAAGATCGCCCAGCCCTGGCGGTCAACCAGAGCGGGCCGGATGACCTCGGACCAGACACGCGGACTCATATCGGCGTACTCGTCCAAAATCACCCCATCGAGGAAAATCCCTCTCAGGGCATCAGGATCGTCCCCGGCACCACCCAGCCGGATACGGCTACCATTAATCAAGTCAACTCTAAGTTCCGATTGATTGATCTTGGTGCCGGGCAAGTCCTTGGCATAGTAAACCAAGTAATCCCACGCGACTTGCTTGGCCTGCCGGTAGTACGGGGCGAGATACATGAACCGCCCATCATGGCGCTCTGTTTTAATCTCCAGCGCCTTGGCGAGTAATTCCGTTACCGCATAGACGCTCTTGCCCCACCGTCTGTGGCTGACGCAAATCTTAAATCGCTTATCGTTGCGGTGGAGATCAAGCTGCTGGGGGCGCGGCGTATAGGGAATCTCAATGTCCATCAAGGGTTCTCTTTAGCAGTAGAACTAGAAGTACTTACCCAAGATTCACCAATAGCGATTAAACAGGCGCGGCCTAGCGTATCAATAAATAACAACGTCCAAGTATCCCCCGCATAAGTACGCCATAATTCAATCGAAAGTTTCCCACCCCCGACAACCCCCTGTCCATGCTTGGTTTCATCTGCATTACTCTCCAAAGACCGCACCAACTTATCGTGGTCGTAGCATATCGGCCCTCGTTGTCCGTAAACCGGCTGCATATATGCGAGCAGCGTCATACACGTAATCAACCCTACCAGCCTAGATTTCAATCTCTGATTTCCTTCCGGTGAAGTTCTCCCACCGCTGCACGATCACGTCGCAATAAATAGGGCTGATTTCAATCCCATGACCGCGTCGGCCAGTTTGTTCGGCAGCTATTAAAGTAGAACCCGACCCCAAGAACGGGTCGAAAACATCGTCCCCCTTATCGGTGAAAGCCTGGATAAAGAACCCAGGCAGCCCAACAGGGAAAGCTGCCGCGTGGCCTAATGCTTTATGTGATCCAGCAAATGTTGGCAATCTGTTTCCGGGGTAAGCCAGACCACTTTCTATATGATTGCCAAACCATTCAAATCCTACTTCTCCTTGGTGACCACTCGCATAGATGCTTGGTATTGATTGTTTTCCTTGGTGATTTGCCCAAGATGTGTTCCCTGCGCCCTTCCCTCTAGCCTTTGGGACTGCATCACTTTCATGGCGAACAGCGTCTGGCCGCATCTTCCATTCGCCTTTGGCGAATTGATATATTGGCTCAAACTGATTCTTGAATCGACGCGTGACACCCTTAGGCACACCGGCCCTTTCCCAGCAAAATTCTGTAGCAAAATGCCATCCCCAGCGCCTAACATGTGCCATTACCAAGTCCATAACATACAGATGAGTGTCTAACCCGCTGGCCGGTGGCTTTATATTCAAAAAATAACTGCCATCATGGGCCATATAAGCCATGATGTTGGCAGCAACATCGGCATACCAGTCGACATAATCGTCAGGCGCTATAGTCTTAAATCCGCTCGCAGCGTCATATTCTCGCTGCTCAGCATAAGGCGGCGACGTGATTGCCATATTTATATCCCGCCCGCCCATTAATTTTTCTACAGAATCAAGGTCTCTACAATCCCCGCACAGCAGACGATGCTGCCCCAACAGCCATAAATCACCCGGCTTGGTGGTTGCATCTTGCGGCGGTTCCGGTACCTCATCGGGGTCGGTCTCGCCCTCCTCGAAGGGGTCGGCCATCAACCCAATAAGTTCATCGGCATCAAACCCAGTAAGATCAAGGGCGAAATCCACCGCATCCAACTCACTCAGTTCCAGCCGCAACAAATCCTCATCCCACTCGGCTTCCTGGCCAACGCGGTTATCCGCCAATCTGTACGCCTTGATCTGTTCCGGCGTCAGCCCAGTGGCGACATGGATCGGCACCTCGCCCATGCCCAGGCTGCGGGCGGCTTCCAGGCGCGTATGCCCCGCCACCACCACCATCTCGGCATCGACCACTATCGGCTGACGCCAGCCAAACTCCCGAAGGGAGGCCGCGACCTTGGATATAGCCGCATCATTCCGGCGCGGGTTACGCGCATAGGGGATAATGCTGCCTATATCAACAGTGTCAATCAACATTTTCTTTTTGTTTTTCGGGGGTTATATCAATAAGTTGAGGTTCTACTTTAGGAGCGTCCAGCGCAAACGTCACCCTGATATTCTCCGGCAATCCCTCATGGGAATGCTTGACGGTATCAACCCAGCCAGCCCGCGCCTTCAACCAGAATATGCTGGCAATGGTGTCCTTGCCGCCGCTGGCCCGGCCATAAAGGCTCTTCGCCACATTGAAATTCGCCCGCGCAACACCCGTGTCCAACTCGGCACGGTAGAACTTCCGCATCGTCTTAGGATTAATATCCAGCAACGCGCTGATCGACTTCTGATCCAACCCCATACCCACCGCCGCCAGCACAACCTTACGCGTGGCCTCAGTCGGCTTGTGATACGGACGGCTTCCCTTACCCTTTTTTTGTTTTCCAAAAAAATCGGGCACTTCAATGGGCGTCACTTCATCCATAACAAAATCTTAATAACCCAGGCATCACAAGGCTGTCTAGGGGCAATGGCTAGAGGATGAGGGTTGGGGATGGGGGTATATGTCCCGTATACGACGACAACGACGACCGGGGCCGCCGATCCAGGGCCAGATTTCCGAATCCAAAACCGGACCAGGGACCCACTATGTTGTGCGCTGGTGCATATTCCTACTAGATGTTGTGGCTCCGCCGCCCGATCAGGCCAAGGCGCGCCAGGGTGGGCCGCGCAGGGGCCAGGACTGCGTCCGCCCCATGCCCCCGCGAACCGGACGGGTTCGGGTTCGGGTTTAGAACCGGAACCGGGACCGGGTTCGGCTTTTTGGCACGCCATGGACGTGCGGGGGTAACACCGCGCCACTCACCCTCACCCCTTCCGCCATACGTTCCCTGCCCTTCCCGCGTCCCGCACCTTGACGCCACCGCGCCACGTTACCGCTTCACCGCCCGTAGTTTTTCTTGCGTCTCGCTGCCACCCGTTTGATTGCGCCATAACTATCAAGTCGGCTTAGATCATCTACTGGAAGCTGACCGCCTGTCGAGCTGGAATTAAAATAAGAATCCCTCTTATTAGTTGGATTCTTTAACTGGATTGTAGGCAACCCATTGCCATGGTGTGCGGCACCCTTTGCCACCCTGCTTGTGGCCAGTGACACGTTGATTCGGTATTGAATAGTACCGCGCTTTCCTTTTCCGGTAGGCGTTATCAATCCCGCATCCTTCAGGCGCGTTAGAGCGTATCTGACACTGCGCGGGCTGACGCCTGTCATGCGGCTAACTGTAGCTTGCGAAGGCCGGGCCGAGTGACCTGATTGATTCGCGAATTGGGCTAGGCAAAGTAGGACGAGCTTGTCGGTTGGTCTTAATGGCGTTGCCCAAATAGCCGGGAGTTGACGCCACGTCACCCGCTTAATTCCTCCAAGGCCATCCAGCGGCGGACGCGGTTCACCGTATCCCGTCGCAGCCCACCCCTCCGCAAACGCGCCATCAAATGTGAATCATTCACCGGCGAAGCCTTGCCCCACGTCGTATCGCTGATACCGCGTTTGCGACAAAACGATAGAGTCTCCTCCAAAAGCTGCCGCTGGTCTGCGTCGATATCCATAAAATACCCCTCATGTAGGCCAATACCACATATAGCATAAACCCCAAACAATCGCAAATAAGCCCACATTAGCCCTTGCGTCCGGTAACCGCATCGGGCAGTATCTCAGAATTGAGGTTATTAGAAAGAGGCTAGATCATGAACCGAGAAAGCTATTTGCGGGCGCTGGCCGAGGGTTTTGAACCGTTATTCCAGGCCCACGGCGCAGCGCTACCAGCCTATCGCGTAACTTGTGGCTGGCCGTCGCGCAGCGCGCTATCAGAAAAAACGCGGCGCATTGGCGAATGCTGGCCTGATTGTGCCAGCGCCGACCAGACGCATGAGATCATTATAAGCATGGGACTCGACGATCCTATCGAGGTTGCGGGCGTCCTGGCGCATGAGATGGTTCACGCGGCGGTTGGTTGCGAGCATGGCCACCGGGCACCGTTTAAACGCCTTGCCCTGTCCATCGGCCTCGTCGGCAAGATGACCGATACCACGGCGGGGGACGCGTTTAAACAGTACGCGCAGCCGGTCATCGACAAGCTTGGGCCATATCCCCATGCGCGCCTTGATGGCACTAATAAGAGGAAGCAAGGCACGCGCATGATCAAAGCATCGTGCGACGAGTGCGCGGCAGAAAGTGAAAACGGCCAAGGCTACACAGTGCGCCTAACCCGGAAATGGTTAGACCAAGTCGGGCCGCCAATCTGTCCCGCTCATAAAACCACAATGACCGCAACCTAACGAAAGAGGCTATACCAATGGCAACTATTAGAGGCTCCCGGCAAGCCGGCCACTTTGTTGGTTTCGACTACCAAAACCAGAATTGGTACGATACCAATCCGCAAACGCCACGTGATGAAACGAAGTCGCCAGGATCAGC